AACGTTTTACCCACGGGAGTTCATGTCTTGGTGTAGTAATAAACTCCAAAGCGTCTGGGTGCGACAGGGAGAGGTGGAGAACAATCGCACCATTCCGGTATGTGCCGCCCCTACGTAAGATTTCATTTAGTGTTGAATAGATTTTTCCGAATGAGACTGGACCTGATGCAACGAGGACATCATTTCCCTTACGAGATTCAGTTCCTTTTGGTCGTAATTTTGACAGGTGGATAGCGCAACCCGCTCCATTTCTAAGAGCATGTGACGCAAATTTCCAGCTCGCCTCGATTCCATTGCTTCCTTCCATAGAGTCTTCAACTACGAAGACAGTGCATGAAACTGGAAGACGTGACTCAGGGTTATCGAGCCACGATTGTACACGTCCAGTACGTGAGATAAGTGATGTGGTCATTATTAAACTAGGTCTGTAAGTGTTGGTGGCTTGTAGTTGGGTCCCTTCAGTACCTTTCCGTCTGCTCGGTAGATAGGTTTACCATCTTCACCAAGCTTGGACATGTTTGAGTTGTACACACGTCGCATAGCCTCATCAAGATCCCACTCCTGTGAAGCAGCCATCTGATAGCAGACAAATACAAGGTCAGCTAGTTCTTTCAACTGATCACACTCATCCTCAAAGTAGAAGGCTTCGTGGAACTCACTCCACTCTTCATCGATCAATGCCTTCTGTACTTTGCGTGCTTCTTTACCAGTCTGATTTAGGGAATAGGCTTGCCGGAACTGATCTGCTTGGTCCATCAAGCTCTGACTCTGCATATGCGTGCTGTAACTCATTTTGTAGATAGTGGATTGCTTTCTTTAGATCTTCTTCTTTGCTGTCCTTCCAGCCTGCTCGGCAGATGTACTTAACAGCACAGCCCAGGTGGTAGTTCAGGTCTTGGTCTCTGATGAAGTCCCAGACTTCTATGGAACCTCTGGTGTAGTAGGCGGGTGAATAGGCCATTCTTTAACTAGGTTTGATACGGTATTACAAAGAACATAGTTCTGATGTTGTAGTGCAGTCATAAGAGTAATTAGATCCTCTTTGTCTGCCTTTGGTAGCAGGTCATCAAGCCTTCTCATCTTGAACTGCTGTTCCATAGTCAACTCGGTAACCGGGGGTGGGGGTCCAAGGTATGACTCGTTTATTGATCTGGTCATAATCATTACATGTAAGGATGCGAGCTAACCGAGCGTTAAGTAGAGCAACCTCCTCATCGAGTTCCTTCTCTTCAAAGGCTTCTACTACTGTTTCCCATGTGTATCCGTTTTCTTCAAACAAACTGACGGCACGCTTTACGCCGTAGCCGGGTACGCCGCTGTAGCCATCGGTCTGGTCACCTGCAATTGTCTGAATTAGATGCCATCGAGCACCTTCTACAGGGTCAATCAAGACTGTTTCTTTCATGTCATATACCCTTCCAGGTATTTGTTTCATATCTTTGTCCGGCGAGCAGATAATATTTCCTGGATTAGCTGTGGCATAGATGCCCATAGCATCGTCTGCTTCTAGCTCATCAATAATTTCTACTTGGTATTGTTTGCCTAGTTCTCTGATGACACGTTTGTATCCACAGGGCTTCTTTCTATTTCGATGACCCTTGTATTCCGGGTAAATTTTTTTCCTAAAATTTCTAGAGTCACTGAAAAATAATATAACTTCAGGCTCATCCCACATAAATTCAGCTTGAATCCTTGTGATGTCCCTTGCTACATTCTTATAAGCTTCAGAAAATTTGCTGGTTACTGTGATTACATCTTCACCCCAGTCAATTTCATCCTCGGCTCCTGCGCAGCCTTTATAGACAATATAATCTGCGTCAATCAGTAGTTTCATTAGTGGACCTCTGACCAGTCTTTCCCTTGCTTAGCTTCTGCTTCGATTGGGATTCGTAAGTTGTAGTACTCTCCAGCCGCTGCAGCGCTAAATACCAGGGATGCTGATAGATCTGCTGCGTGTTCGGGAGCACATTCGAATTGTAATTCGTCATGTATGAATGCGAGTTGTGACGCACACAACCCTGTTTGTTTAATAGTTTCGTCGTTGATAACCATCCAACGCTTAGCTATGCAGCCTGCACTAGATTGTAAAAGGTAGTTTAAACTTTTATGGGGGCTATCTACTTTAATGGGTCTTTTGTCGATACTTAAAAGAAACCCTTTCTCCGTAACTTTCTTTTTGACTGCTTCCAGAAGTTCCGCAAGTCCATCAATAGCATTAACAAATGCTTCTCTAATTTCTTTGCCTTTCTTTTTAGCTTGTTTGTCACTTAAGGTTGGGTCATAGGAAATCCCAATCTTGGCATTGCCTGCTCCATAGAGAAAGGCGTAGCTAACGGTTTTGACAGCACGTCTGGAGATGCCAATTTTGTCGGCATTAACTTGGTGAATGTCGCCATTGAGGAGGATATCTGCATAACGCCCGCCATCAAAGTTAGCAAGGTAATGAGCGAGCATGCGAAGTTCGATGCCAGCAAGATCAGCACCAACCATGAGTTGACCAGGGGTTGCTGTGAAGAGTTTTCTGAAGCGTAAGTCACTTTTTGTCTGTCCAAGATTTGGTTTACGGTGTGCGGCGCGATGTGTGTTCGTTGCAACACTGCAGTGATGATGTATCCGGTTAGCATTCGTATTCAGCTTGAGCCATGCGTTGGTGCCTTCTGAGATCATCCCCAAGCTCTTCGTAATATCGAGACATTTCAGAAATTCCAAAGCAATCGATGGTCCACCTGATGCAGCCATCTCCTTCAATACAATCTCGTCGATAATCGGCTTCCCAGTAGGACTCAGTTGAGTCGGCTTCCAGCCATGAAATGTTTGCAGGATCCATGAAATATGATCTCTAGATGTGGGATTTAGTTCTCGTAATCTGGTACTTTGAGCGCCTTTGACATAGCCTTGGGTCCTGTTATCTCGTTTAGGAGTAAATAATGGTCCCGCAACGAAAGGGTGCCTGTTATGTAATAGCCGAGAAGTTTCTTCAAGTTCTTTTCTGAGAGACGATGCAAGTTCCCATGCAGCGCGTTCATCAAAATACCATCCATGTATTTCTTGTTGTGTAAGTATCTGGGCAACTTTGTGTTCTAACGACACCCAGTCAGGTAAGGGTGGAAGTGTTCGCATAGTTTGGTGGTAACTTTTACGTCTTGTGCGCAGTATGTCTCCATTTCGGGAGACCATTCCTTCCAATCAGCAGTCTTGCCAAATTCACCTTTGTATTCTTTCAATCTGTACCCATAACTTTCGAGTGAATGACGACCGTACAGTTGTAAAGGCATATTTGAAATTGATCTTTTCTTGTCTATTTCAAGCATGTCTGTGTGGTACAAACGTGACAGCAGTAGCGTGTCAACAATCAACGCTTGAGGATCAAACCATGGATATAACTTATGTATGACGGGTAAGTCATAGCCCACAATGTTATGGCCGACAATAACATCGGCATCTTCCAATCTTTGGATACCTCTAGCGATAGGTTCTTGATTACCTTGATCGTTATAATGAATGGTTTGCTCAGTTTCGCTGTCATGAATGACAAGGCAGTGAATCTGGGTAACATCATTCAGTAGTCCGTCGGTCTCTAGGTCGAATACCAGCATTGTTCCAGTGGTAGGTTTTATCTACAAACTGAGCTTTCTGTACTGCTTCAGGTGTAGGTGGATTAGGTTTTTTTAAATAAGCATCTTGTTCTGCTTTAAAAATCTGACGTTGGATCGAATTCGGGATCTGCTTCAGTTTCATTAAATTTACAAGTATTGAGGTCGTAATTCAGTTGGCAAGCTTCACCAACTTCGCCTGAATAGCGATTCTTAAGGACTCGCACTGTTGTAGCATTCCGTTCAGAATTACTCTGTTGGTCGCGTTCGAGGGCGATAACTGCATCACTGAGTTGGCCAATTGATCTGCTTCCTCTAAGAGATCGGAGTTGTACACGACCTCCCTCTTCGTGTGATTGTCCATTAGGCGGTGTTGTTGTATGGCAAACAAGGAACATTGCTATGCCTGTGCGTTCTACTAATGACCTTAGTTTTGTCATCGTTGTATCGATCATTCGACGTTCGTCGCCTTCTAAACCGCTCAATAAGATTGACAAGTGATCAAGGAAGATGACCTTTGTTTCAAGGCCAGCAGCCATGTATTCAATTCGGTTATAGATGTGGTCAGGATCGTAAGATCCAAACCCGTCAAACAAGTGAAGGTTCCAGTTAGCAATAGTTTTGTCAAAGATCTCTGTTAGCTCGCTTCGTTGTTGTTCCCCGAGGTGTAGAGACTTTCGAGCGGCGACAGACATGAGTCCGAGAGCTGTTCGTCGATTAGATTCCTCAAGCGCCAGGTAACCGCACCGCTCTCCCTTGCTGAGAAGGTCAGCACATATTTCTCTGAGAATGGAACTTTTCCCCACGCCAGAGCCTGCAGTAATCGTGACAAGCTCTCCATATCTGATCCCATGTAACTTGTCTTGTAATCCTTTAAATGGGTAGTCATGATCTGCTGGTGGTGATGGTGTAGTTACTAGATCAAGGAGTGTTTTGGCATCAACAATCCCGTCTGGTTGGTATTGAGAATGGTCGTAGTTATGTACAGCTCTGATTGCTTCACTATCTCCAGCCTGTAGAGCCTCTGAGGCATCCTTATAATCCTCTAGAAACCCGATGTAAGCCTTGCCTGGTGGTAATACACTGGCTGCTTCTTTAGCACCCTTGTGGCCCGCTTCATCATTGTCGAAAAAGATCACTACTTTGTCGTAGTAGTTGATCCATTCGTAGTTGTTCTGAAACGCTTTCTTTGCGGATGGTGCACCGTTCGGTATAGAAACTACATCCCAATTTGGTTGAGCTTCCCAGACAGACATAGCGTCCATCTCACCTTCAGTAATGACAAGCTTATTAGTTTTGTTTGTTGTCTTGTGACGAAAATTCTGCATCCCAAATAAGGACTTGACTTCCCCTTCACATCTAAATTCTTTGTCTTTGGTCCTTACTTTTGCCCCAACAGCTTTGCCATTACTGTCGAAATAATAGTGCCGTAAGAGACCGTTACCGTCTTTGTAGGTTTTATAAAACTCACAGGTTCTTTCTGAGATACCTCTGGATTGCAGTCGTCCGGCTGATCCTTCAAGTTGTACATGATGCACGTGATGATTGTGAGTAACGGTGGAGTCAGCAAATGTGTGATAACCACACTTGTGACAGTGTTGGTGGCCGTCTGAG